TCTCACCGAGACCAATATTTTCCGCATCCAGCCATTCGGTTGTCGGATCATAAGTCGCCCACGTGAGAGCCGGCGGCACGTCATTCCATGTGTTAAAGAGCAACGGCTCCAAGATGTCATAAATTTGATCTCCATCGAAGTCTTTCGACAAGACGCCATCGACTAGAATCTTGGCAAGCTTGGCGAGCGCGCCCATCGCGATGATCTTAATTGACTGCGTAATCATTACTGATCCAGAGCTGCGTACTGTCTGCGAAATGTCTGTGACGAATCCACCGAAGATTGGCACAAATGTGCCGGTGGAGTCTTTGACTTCGATTGCTATCTGATCATTTAGGTCGGCCGCGATAGTGACATTCTCGTCAAGATTGATAATTTCAACGGCGCAATATCCGGCAGCCGGTTGGACATAGAAATCGGTGCGACCGGATGTGATTGAAAGATTGGAAAGAATGACGTCGGTGTAATCGATGCCGCCAATTGTGACCAGCCACTCCGGAGACCAATCGCTCATAATCTACTGAACGCTCCCACGGTTGAGCTGATACCACCGCGAGCTAGTGAGTCTTGGAATACTTGTTCAACGGCGCGAGCTGCGCCTTCGGGATCGCCTACGATGCCCATGTTGATGGTGACGTTGCCAGCCATGCCGCCATAGTTTCCGCTTCCGACATTGAATTGTCCTGTGCTCGATGGAGCTGTAACTGCATTAGCTTGCCTTTCCAAGACTCTGAATTCCTTTGTAAGCGCGTTGAGCTGCGCTTGACCTGCGCTCTTACTGATTCCGCCGGTTGAGACTAAGAATTGTAAATCTGTAAATTCGTCGCTAATACTTGTCAAACGGCTTACGAGATTGTTCAAATTGGTCGCTCCGGTTGGTGTTGATCCACCGCTGCCGCTGCCAGTAGCTCCGCCCGATAGTCCGCCACCAGTACCAGCGCCACCAATATCAGCGCCACCAATACCACGGCGACTGCCTGAGATTGCCGGTGGAGCACCAGTCGTCGCAAATTCGCCACTACTGAAATCTGTTGAAGTGTCTCCAGATCGTGCAAGAGCATTAGCTCCGGCCAAGACTCCAGCTGCTAACGCGACAGCTCCCACGCCAAGAAGCGGATTGAGTGCGAATGCTGACGCAACACCGGCGACGATTGATGAAGCTTTGAGAGCGTTATAGGCCACGATTAGACTTTTGATCACTGCGATTGTTGCAGCGACTCCAGCTGAAATCTTTGAAGCAACAAATATGGTAGCAATTACACCACCAACAATAAGCAACTCATCTTTGAAATCGACAATTGTTTTGATTAAGCCTCGGACTCTTTCGCCCCATGCGAACATATTCTTTTGGGATTCGGTCAAGCTATCTTTTAGACCTTCATTACCAGTCAAGCCGCCGATGAATCCATCGATGGCCGGAATGAGAGTCTCGAGCACAAAAGTCGCAAGCCTCTCAGCTACAGGAAGAAGAGCCGCTCCGATAGCTTCTTTCGATTCATTGATTGCGATTGACATCGATCTGAATCGAGCTTCTGCTGTCTTGGCTTGATTCTCTGAAAATTCTCCGTATGTAGCTGTGAGCCGTTTGACTATTTCATCATTTGAAGCTGTCCTGAGATAATTCTCATCGAGACCGAGACCAAGCTTCTTCAAAGCTATATTAGATCCCTCATGGCTCTTCGCGAGCGCATTCGTGACGGTTTCGAGAGACTTACCGCTCGCCGCACTCAAATCGAGCGCAAGCGCTAGAAGATCTTGAGATTCTTGAACGTCTCCAGTGCTTCTGACCAAGCGCGATAAAGCTGGACGAATTTCGTCATCGGTGACGGCAGCTGCGATTGAAGTCTGTGTGATATACCGATCGATGCCGGCTATCTGTAAAGCTGTGGCATTTGTCGTTGCTTTAATTGTGTCGGTGAGCTTCTTCTGTGCAGCTTGATCTTCAGCGGCAGCTTTAACGGCTGAGACCGCAAATGCAGTAAAGGCTGCGCCGGCAGCTGCGAATGCGAGAGCTGCCTTCTTTCCAAAGTCTGCTACACGACTTCCGAAGCTCTGGACTTCACCGGTCGCGCTTTTAACTCCCTTTTTTAATTCATCGAGATCTGCGTCGAAGGTAATCTTTACTTTTGGAATTCCGGCCATTACGCGAGACCTACTTTCTTCACGACGTCTTGAATGAGCTGGATGTATTCTTTCGCAACGATTGGCGTGTAATAGGTGACGGCTGGATTGATCCAGTATCCGCTCTTCTTCGGAGCAGCTTTGAATCGGTTGGTGTATTTACGACCGATTGAATCTTCTCCAGCGTGTCCACCGAATTCTGTGCCCCATAGAAGAGCGCCAGCTGGAGCTTGACTCTGACGCACTTTGCTCTTTCCGCTTTTCGAAGTCTCGCCGCCATACTTGCGACCGACCTTCTTTGATCCACCGACATCGACGCGAATGAGACGATCGCGTGGAGTCGAAATCGATTGAGCGACGAGCTTTGTCTGTGGAGCTGGAGCACTCTGAGAAAACATGAAGAGCTGACCAGCGAGACGCTTTGACATCATCTGCGCTTGATCACGAATTTCATTCTGCGAATCTTTTGGAAGAGCTGAGAGAAGTGAGAAGAGTTGCTTTAGCTGATACGGCTCAACTTCAATCGCGACGCGACCTTGACCGCTAGCTCTTGCCATTTTGCTTCTCCAGAATCTCGATCGCTGTGTGTACGTCTTCAGCTGTTTCGAATTCGCTCCGAGACTGGCCTGTCGCGATGGCCAGTTCCCAGAGCAATCGATTTAGACTTCCGACGCTGTAGCTTTTGGGCTTGCTTCACCGACTTGGATGTCTGAGACGCCTTCTGCCCACGCTTCGAACGGTTTGACCGGCTTACCAGCTGCCTCGCGCTTCATCGCGTGATACGACAAGAAGAGAAGATCTGCGACTCCGATCTTGTCTTGCGCTTGGCTAATGGTGTTGCCTGTCTTCTGCTCCCACTTCATCCACTCCGGTGGAGCGGCTGTGTAGGTAGCTTCTTCGCCGTTCGAGTATTGAATTGTGATTGGTAGTTTCATGCTCCCGACTCCTTCTTATGAGAATGTTTCTGTAGGTGTTCCCACTACTGTGAATGATAGCGAGACTGTCTGTGCGCTTGGTGCTGCACCGCCGACGCTTGGGAATACTGGCATCACATTGAATGCGAAGACCGCTCCGGTTGCCGCTGTGAGTGAACACGCTAGAACTGTATTCGGTGCAGTCTCGCAAGCTGTCCAGAGAGCTTCGCAGAGTGATGAAGCGACGCCCCAGTCTGCAAGCATTTCAACATCGAAAGTCCATTGATCATCGATGTGCTTGTATGCCTTGCCATCGAGTGTTTGATATACGTCGATGGTTGGTGAGTTAGCGAGAACGGCGGATGTAGCTTGTGCATCGTAATTAACCGTGGCGATCGTCAATACTAGATCGCGTCCGGTGATGACGGTCGTTGGCATTATGGTGCTCCTTTAGTTGGTTTGTTGATAGCGAGTAGTGACTTCGATTTCGGCTGCCAAGACTTCAGATCCCGAAGCGAGAAGCTGCGGAGTCGGATTCGAGATGTTGCCGATTTCGTATCCAGCCGGCAAAGCGGCCAGAATGCTGATGATGAGCTGCTCGATGTTGTCGAGAGAAGCTGCGTTGGAGTAAGACGCGACGCCGACCACGATTAAGAGATTGACCTTTGTCCGTACTGTGTTCTTTGTAAAGACTTCGATTTCAAGATATGGATTCGATGGCAGCACTGCCGCGAATGGCACGATTGGCGATTCCGGTACGGTGTCGTAGACGTTAGCTGTGATCGACGCGAGCTGTGTCTTTAATACTCCACGGACATCGACGGCAATTGATGACGCTGGCACTATTGCACCATAGTCTCAACGTCGAGATATGGCTGAAGCAAAGCTGAGACGCGATTGAGCAAGCTGCGCCCCATGCGATACGGAGTGCCGGCAAAGTCCACGCCTTCAATCTGACCGCCGGCAGCTGTGCGGCTCTGGAAAATTTCAATAGATACGGCATACATCGCACTCTCAATCGCTGGAGTCGCGGCATAGAGTTGAGCCGCGGAATATCCTGAGAGAGTAGCTGTGCCGCTTGGAATGATTGGACGACGTGTAACGTCTGCATTTGTCACGGCTGCCGTGAAATAGTAATCGGACACCGCGACCACTGTGTGAGTTGCTGCGAATGGTGCTGGAAGTCCGGCCACGACGACCGATTGACCAGCGACAAAATTGTGTGGACGTGATGTGTAGAAGTAAGCCACATTTGCGTCAAGTTTATATTCATCGACTGCGACTTGATTTTGAGTCAATAGCGGCAGAATTACATTCTCCGCTGAATCGATAATCTGCTCCAGATAAGCATCAGAGTAGAGAGAAGAGCTCACGCCTAGGACGGATCGCAGCTGTGCGGCTGTAATGATTGTTGGCATGAGCTCTTCCCTTTCTACTGCTCGACCGCCTTCGGGAGCGACGACGGTCGATGATTAGTTTGTGGCGATTAAGCCTTATTATTCTTGAAAGCTCCTGCGGCAATCTTTGTCGCAATCGCTCCGAATGAATAGACGCCCACGGTGATTGATCCGTCAGCTGTTGATTCTGCGCGTAGTTGGTAATTTGTTCCCTCGTACCATGTGTACGCATCTGGATTCACGATGAGCAGTGTGCCATCGCCATCTCCGCCGTTTGTTGGATCGACGTATAAATTCAATCCGGCGACATTTCCTGTCAAGCTTGTTGGCACTGCCACACCAGCTTGATTCATTGGATTTGTTACCTGTGAATAAATTGGACGCCCAGCGTCGTTTAGTGTCATCAAATTGCTCCATTGTCCAGTCGATGCAATCAAGTTGCGAGCGAATGGATTTGGAAGACCAGCGGTTGCACCATAAACGCTTGCTGCACCGCGACCGACGATTCCAAGCAATTCAGCAGCTGTTGGATATGTTGCCACTGTTGTCGCATCGAGTGATGCGCCTGAAATAAGTGCTGCATTTACTGTTGAATTCTGTTGCTTCGCCATGGCTGCGACCATATTGCGGAGAAGCTCGTCATAGAATTGCGGCGATGTTCTTGTCAGAAGTTCTACTGAGAATTTCTGCTGACCGGCAAACTTCTGCACACTCACTGAGATGAATGCAGAATTTTGATCGGTATCTGTGAACGCTGCATCTTCTGCGACCACGCCGACCGCCGGAGCTTGTGTGATTTTTGGAATTTCGAAAGTCATGCCGGCATCTGGAAGAGTACCGCGTGAAATTGCATCGATCGA